CTCGGTGTATTTGATAAATCATTATAACTGCCACTTGTTGCAACAGTTGCTAAAATAGGCTTATTTAAAATCTCAGCCACTCCACTAGTCGCGTTCCAATCGCTATTGACTTGAGGCGTTACATCGGCCGCAGTTATAAACGGATTGATGCCATCGCTTCCGTCGTTTGTTAAATCGCTCGTTAAGGTCGGAATGCTTGGCTTGTTTTTTATGTAGTCGGGAGCTTGGTCGTCCGCTTGATCCCAATCGCTTTGTACTTGCTCGCCAATAATTCGGTTGATATTTACAACATAATTATTGGGGTTTGCTATAATTTGCACCTCGTCTACCGCAGCTTGTACGTTGATGTCGATTGTCTCAACTATAACAGCTGCATTTACGACGATGTCGTTGATTGTGTCTTGTACTATAATGTTAACGTTATCCGCCATGCTTATCGTGTAATATCGTCGGTTATTGTAAAGAGTCCACTTATCCAAGTGTCAACCTCGCCACTCGCTTGAGTGATTTGTATATCGTATCGATACGAGCAGGCTTGAATATCTATGATTTGTTCGTCAATACAAAACTCGCCGTTTACTGCATCAAATATAGTGATTGGCACCTCAAGGGCAACAACTCCCCCTGGCTCTTTTCTGAGCTGCATTTTAACGTCTGCGCCTGTAAGGTTGAGAGCTACGTCGTTAACGTTTATTTGGAAGTCCGTTTGTTTGAACGTGTCCCCTCTTTTGGTCGTGAAATTTAATGTCGATGCCATTTTTTAAAAATAGTTTTAATTTTTTGATGTTCTCCTCAGTTCGTTTGTCTACTTTTCTCATATTTTAGTAAGGTCGATCAAGCCACCATTTGCCACATATCAATCGAGAGCGCAAAGGGTTGACGATATTATTGGAATTGCTTACATACTCAGGCAAATGAAATCTATTTAGCCAGCGCAACATTCGATCCTGATACATTTCGCTTTTTAATCGCATATTATTAACCAAATAGTCAACCTCGGTTTTGTCAATTGCCACTGAGTTGTCAGGTTGCGACTTAAATATACCGTTGTTGTTTACTTTGTACGCCCCAATTAGGAGGTATTCTACTGCGCTTGCAGCGATTAAAAATGGTTTGATGTAATCTTCGTATAAAGTTAGGTAATCGTCGACCAAATCGTCGTTATCGAAGTCATCGCAAATTTTATCGTATAATGTCTCGCCTAAAATCTCTTCGAGCCTTGTCCTTTGGGCATCGGCTATGCAGGGAATATATAAATCTATATCTAAATTTCCCCCTAATAGGGTGTTTTTAGTGAGTTCGTTTTCTTTAAGTAGTATAATAGTTGCCATTATTGACGATAGTTTGGAGTTAGTGACCAAAAATTGTTTGACTCTGAGGCGGTTTGTGCTACTTGTGGCTCATTCTCTTGCCACTTTGCTTGAGGTCGGTCTGCAGGATCAAGGTCTAAAATCATTTTCCGTGCCTCGTTTACGCTTATTTGTGTATTATTTTTACGCAAATATATTTTTCTCATCCAAAAATGGTTACAATTTACCCCACCTTTATAGAGCCAAATGCTATAATCGTCTGCACCTTGAGGGCCAAATCCTTTATTCACGCTTTTGGAGCCTGCAATAGTAATATCCTCTTTGCGATAGGTACGCCCTGCGCTTATCATTTTTTGGCAAAAGTCACGCTCCGCACCTAAACGGCCCTCGTATGTATAGCGAATTTTAAAAAGACTTGTGTCTTGTTCGCTTGTTACGTTTGGAAAGCTCGCAAATGACTTGGCTAAACTTAAAGTTATTTCGTTGATTTCTAAATCGCCTCGCACTGGAATAGCGTCAACCTCAATCCACTCGTCCTCGTCTACAATTTCGCCCATCTCAATTAGCGCGTCTGCAACTTCCGAGAGTCCGTTGTCGTCTTTTGAGCAACAAACGTGTTTACTTAACTGCGTAACCGCTGCGGCCTGTTGCGGATTGAATAATGCTTGCGCCACTTGAGCAGGAATGTTTAAGAATTGAACTAAGAAAACAATCGCTTGCTCGGTTGTTAAAATACCCTCACGAACTTTTGCAAATATATCAATCGCTGACGCTATTTGCGCTCCGTTGTAAGAAACCGCCGCGTCGTTTGTGCCGATAGCAGCTTGTGCATTTGTTGGGTCTGCAATAACTAAATCCTCCGCTCTTAAGCTCTCAAATTGTAAGTCCAAAGTAATTCCGTTTACGGCAAAAATCTCCATCAATCCGTCGAGTATAATCTCTTGCTTTGGTCTAATTACATTAATCATTAACTCCTCAAAACCTACTCTAATTTCGTCAGCCGTAGAACTAAATCCTTTTGAGGACGAAATCCCCACAAGCATTTGAGACGTCAATTTGTGAGCCGTGCAAATTTGTTGTCTTGACTCTTCGCTCAAATATGCATATTGTTGATGCGCGTCGCTAACCTCCAAAGCAGAGATTGTAATTTCGCTATCTTTGTTATCGTTCCAATTTAAAAAGAATGCGCCCGCGTTTTGTGAGCCTGTTAAGTGGTTACGGATTTGGCGTGTATTCTCTTGGATTGTCTCAATTGACTCTTGCACTCCAGCGTTCATATTAATAATATGGCCGAAGCTCAATCCGTTTTGAATGTGATTGATTGAGTAGTTTGATATTTCCTCCTCCATTCGCGCCCAACTAATCCCCGACACATAACTCGGGTTAGAATAGTAAAACTGCCCAACCTGGTAGTCGCGAATAATATAAATCTCTGAGCGTTCGCCCATGCCATCGCCAAAACCAAACGCGTCCATGCGCTCGGGCTTGTATTTGTTTACGTTTGAAAAATCGTAGCTATAATAATACCCTGTTATATCGCCCTCCTCGTTTGCAACTTCGGGAGCAATTCGTTGTTTGGCTACGTGAAAGCAACGTTGTATTTTGCCGTTTACATATTTTATTTCGATTGAAGCCTCGCCAAACATTTCGAAATCCTTGCATATTTTACGCAAATCTTTTTTAGACAATAGAGATATAATCGCGGCCCATTCGCTTGGCTTGCGTGCTTTATCTTTTGAGGTCAAACCTTTGCCATAAATGAACTGCGAATAGCTATCTATAATAGCCGAGTTTGTAGGCGATCCGTTATAGGCGTCAATTATGACTTGATAAAACGAGTTTTTGTCTCCATTTAATACCCACTTTTTACCGCTTACCTCTTTAATCTCGGGGCGTATGTAATTCGATAGGTTTATTACTTGTAATTTTTCCATAAATTATACTTTTAAAACTCCTTTATTGAGTTCAAAATTCTCTAAGTCGGTTTGTGACGTTGCGTATGCCTTGCCTCTATAAATTAAATTGTCATCCTCGTTGATTGTAACCTCAAAAGATTGGCCTTCGGTCATGATTGGCACGCTAAAAACTAATATTAAAACGTTGTTTTGGTAGTAAACGCCAGTTACTGAAATTTCGTGAGTAATATCTTTGGTCTCGTCACGTAAAAAAAACGTGATTACGCCACTATTATAGCCTCTCGGAATACAACGAAATTGATAAGGCGCAGTTAAATTGAATATCCACATACTATTATAACTAAAATTTGTTGTTTTGTAACAAAAAACGCCCCAATAAGGAGCGTTTTTAGAACAAAACTATGAAAGAATTAAGAAATAACGTTATCATTTACGAATGAACGCAAAGCGGTTTGCATAGTTGAATCCAAGAATGGAGACAAGTCAGATTCTTCGGCAGTTACAGTAAGTGTAAATCCATTTAAATCTGCTGCGGCTCCGCCTGTTACTTTTGTGCAGTTTGAACTTGTACCTGCGGTACGACCAACAACTACAATATTTCCGTTGTAATCTTCAACAAATACAATCGGACGGCCTGCACAAATCAATTGTACTTGAGCTTGTAAATCTGATGACATTCTTGGAAGCGTTACCGCCAAAGATTGCATATTTACAAAATTACCCGTGTCATCTGACGCGGTACCTGTTTCGGTTAAAGTGTTAACCGTTGCTTTTACTTCATATTGAAACACTTCGTCAACGCCGAGTGTTCCAAGCGATGTAACCTCTTGAGCTGATACTACAAATCCGTAGTTATCATAATTGGCGAAAAAAATATTTTTAATTCCACCGCGACCTGCTTTGCATCCAAGCAAGCGGCCAGCTGTAATTTGACATGGCATCCGTTTTTAGGTATTTAAAACCGCCCGAGTTAACGAGCGGTCTTTGTTAGTATTTAGTCGAAAGTCAAGTAAACAATTTCCTCAGCATTGTAGTATCCAACACCTACGTTGTAAACTACTTTACCGCGAACTTTACCAGTCAATAAACCGATTTCGTCTTCGTCTACTAAAGCAACTTGATTGTGATCAGCAGTCAAACCTGTTGCGAAAACTAAGTTTTTACGCTCGTAGATAACTACGGTGTTTGCAGGCAATCCGTTTAATACGGTCATTGTGTGACGTCCAAAAGTTAAAGCGAAGTCGTTGTTTCCGTTTCCGTAAACAATACCTTGAGTTGACAAGTAGAAAGCGTAATATTGAGCAACGTCAGGAGATACGGCGAAAATCAATTCTTTGTTTCTCAAAGCAATTGGCACAGCAGCCAAAGCTGGTTTCAAATACTTAGCCAAAACGTTGCCTTCAGTTACGGCAGCGTCAGCAGTTGGTTTGTTTACGTCACCGTCAGCGATAAATTGAGTAATAAAACCGTCGAAGTTAGTTGATGAAGTCCAAATATCAGACTCTAATTTCTCTCCGATAGCACCTAAAACCTCAGCTTGGATTGCATCCATAATGTCAGAAGGAGCGGTTGGGTTAGCAGCACCTGCACCCATGATTCC